ATCATACGCCAGTGCTACTGTGTATGGTAATGCTTCTATTGACACCATGCTTCCTCTTGTTATCGCACGCATTGAGGAAACAGCACATGACAGGCTACGTCGCAGACAAGCTGGCAGATACTTTGCTGAGATTCAACAACATCTCAGTGATGTAGAACCCATGGCTGCTGCAGCTATTGCTTGTAAGGTGTTGTTTGATCGTGTCTTCAGTAATGATGACAAGGCAACCTATCTTGCCAATGTCACTGCTGCTATCGGTCAAGCCCTTGAAAACGAGTGCCAGATGCGCCACTACGAGCGCGTAGCACCCGGTCTACTTCATACTATCAAACAGAACTATTGGCACCGTTCAGCGGGCACACAGCAACGTCTGGTGGTCGTTCGTACACTGATCAATAGGACTGATGTTGAAAAGTGGAGTAATTGGGGACAAGACATCAGGGTTAAACTAGGCAATTGGTTGTTGTCTTGTATTTGTGAAGCAACTGGTTGGTTTGCACCAGCTAAGATTACTGTCAACAAGAAGACACCAACTGTTGTCACTCCAACACCAGCGTTCCTTGCTATCAAAGAGCAGATCATTCACAACAGTGAGTTGTTCTCTCCTGAAGCACTGCCCATGCTGATTGAGCCCAACGACTGGGCACCAGGGCGCAAAGGTGGTTACCTCCTAAACGAGGTGATGAACGGGCATGACATGGTGCGACGGGGTAACCCCTCCCTTATACAGGGGGAGAACTGCTACGCTTTCCTGAACAAGATTCAGAAGGTAGCGCTGCGTATTAATCCATTCATTATGGATGTCGCAGAAACCCTGTATGACAAGGGGAGAAGTGTTGGTAAGTTTATTCCTGTTTGGAATGAAGAAGAAGAACCAACTAAGCCACCCGATATAGCAACGAACAAAGAAGCTAGGAAAGACTACTGTCGTAGGAAAGCTGAGTACCACAACCGACTGAATGATAACGCTCAGAAGAGTGTTAGAACTCGCAAGGTTATGGAGATGGCTAAGCTATTCAAAGACAAGAGTAAGTTCTTCCTTCCTTGGTCGTTTGATTATCGTGGTCGTGCTTATCCAATCCCTGCGTTTTTAACACCTCAGGAGACAGACTTTGGAAAGAGTCTGCTTCGCTTTGCTGATGAGTCGTTCATGACTCCTGAAGCTGAGGACTGGTTAGCTTTCCAAGTAGCAACAACCTATGGGTTGGATAAAGCTACTATGTCTGAACGATTAGCTTGGGTCAAAGACAATGTCACACTCATCACCAGGGTTGCAACTGATCCAATCGATAATCTTTCGGAATGGGAAGCAGCAGACGAGCCATGGCAGTTTCTGGCTGCATGTGATGAGTATTACCATTGTGTCGTTAGTTGTGATCGTCATTTTACAGGTCTCCCTGTAGCGACAGATGCAACATGCAGTGGTATGCAGATCCTAGCAGGATTAGCACGTGATGCTTCTACAGCACGTTATGTCAACGTGTTACCTTCTGATAAACCACAGGATGCATACAAAGCAGTCGCTGAGTTAGCTATGCCTAACTGCCCTGTACACATGCGTCAGCATATCAATAGGAAGGTAGCAAAACGACTGGTGATGACTATCCCTTACAATGCTCAGTTTAAATCAAACTGGGGATATGTAAAGGAAGCATTAATAGAAGCTGATGTCGATTGCACCAAGGAGGATGTGACGGAGATCACTCATGCATTGCGTAATGCTGTCTTCAAGCTATTCCCTGGTCCTGCTACTGTGATGCAATGGATTAACAATGAGGTTGTCGCTTGTATTAAGCGGGGCAACGATAAAGTTCAGTGGGTTTCACCATCCGGGTTTATTGCGACTCAACGCTTCTTTAAGCTTGAGATGAAGCGCCTTGATCTACAGCTGCTTGGTCGCGTACAGATAAACGTGGCAGTTGGTGAGACAGACGAAGTAGATCTTAGTCACCACAAGAATGCAACAAGCCCTAACCTCATTCACAGTCTAGACGCATCACTTCTCCACCTGTCTGCGTTAAGCTTTGATGCACCCATTGCTCTTATCCATGACTCAGTATTGTGTCGTGCTACAGACATGGGTAGTCTCTCAACTATTGTGAGGGAGACTTATATGCACCTGTTTGCTGAACAAGATTATCTCAAGTCTTGGGCACAGCAGATTGGTGCTGAAACTGAACCACCGATCATCGGAGATCTCAAGCCAGAATCCGTGATTGAATCCACCTATTTCTTTTGCTAATGGCACGTACCACCTTTATTACCGAAGAGCCTGTAATCCTTGAGGGTTATCAGGCTGTGATGAAACCGTCCAAGTTTGGCTATTCACTCATGGCTGTTGTCGATGAGTCAATGGTTGCTAAACTTGAGGCTGACCGATCTGACACTTTGAAGTGGGCAGAATCTAAACTAAAGAATCCGAAGCGTTCTGTCCTTAAACCTGAACCTTGGGAGGAAGTTGCTGATGGCAAATACAAAGTCAAGTTCTCGTGGAACGCTGAGAACCGACCGCCTATCGTTGACACTGAGGGAACTCCAGTTACAGACGAGGAGACACCTGTTTATTCTGGGTCCAAAGTCAAACTCGCGTTCTATCAGAAGCCATACATTCTTAAGGATGCTGTTACTTATGGCACTTCGCTTAAACTTGTTGGCGTGCAACTTGTGTCTCTATCTGCTTCAGCAGGAGTCGACACAGGAGACATGAATCCTGATGATGTCGCTGCACTCTTTGGTAAGACCGAAGGGTTCAAAGCTGATGATCCGAATGTAACTCCTAACGTTGACACTGACTTCTGATGATTAACATTTCCATCCAAAAGAACGAAGAGCTTGGTCTGTATGAATGCACTATGACGGCAAAGCTCCCACCCATCACTGTGACCCGCTACAAGAACGATCGGGATGATTTCCGATACGAGATGCAGCGAGCTATCAATGACATCGTGGACGAGCTTGTAGAGCAAGCTGTGAAGGATGCAGAGTGATGGCTTTCCGTTCTAAACTAGAAGAACGGGTTGCTGATTTAATGGTTGAGCTTGGAATCAAGTACGAATACGAGAGCATCAAGATCCCATATGTAATCCAACACAATTACACTCCAGACTTTCTACTGCCTAATGGTGTCTATCTGGAGTGCAAGGGTTACTGGGATGCTGATGATCGAAGGAAAGTTAAAGCTGTTAAGCTTGCTAATCCTGACATAGATCTTCGTATGGTATTTCAAGCTCCTTTCAATACTATCTCTAAAAAAAGTAAGACTACTTATGCAAAGTATTGTGAGAAACTAGACATCCCATGGTGTAGCTATGCAAACATCCCACTCGACTGGCTCATCTGAATTTGTATGTCATCAACCATGCGACAACTGTGGATCATCTGATGCTAACTCGCTTTACACAGATGGTCATCAGTATTGCTTTGCCTGCAATCATTATGTGCATGGAGATCAAGCTGTTCACAATCATAAACCCGTGACCACCGCATCTTATTTGGGCGAACCACTACGCCTAAAAAACCGCAACCTGAACCAAGACACATGTCAGAAGTACAGGATCTGCAAATATGGTGACAAGCTACGCTTCCATTACTATTCAAATGATGGGCGTCTGCTTGGTGCTAAAGTCCGAACAAAGGACAAACAATTTAAATACGAAGGTGACAGTGATGGAGCATTCTTCGGACAACATCTATTCCCAGCTACTGGAAAGCGAGTTGTCATCACAGAAGGAGAACTTGATGCAGCTTCAGTCTGGCAGGCAATGCCCGGCTGGCAGGCGGTATCACTACCTAACGGAGCTGCAGCCGCCAAGAAGTCCATCCAGAAGAACCTACAGTGGCTACAAGGCTATGATGAGGTTGTCCTGTTCTTCGACAATGACGAAGCGGGCTACAAGGCGACGCAGGAAGCGGCTAGCGTCTTGCCACCTGGCAAGGTCACGATCGCTAACCTTAAGCATGATTTCAAGGATGCGTCTGCAGCCCTCGCTGCCAATGACGTTGACGCGATTTGTCGCGCTGTATGGGACGCGAAACCTTACCGTCCAGATGGGATCGTTGAAGGACGTTCCCTCCTTGAACTAGTCACTACACCCACACCACCTGCTGATCATGACTACCCCTATGAAGGTCTCAATGCCAAGTTACGAGGGATTAGGTACGGAGAGCTTATCACAATTACTGCAGGATCTGGTATCGGAAAGTCCAGCTTTTGTAGAGAGCTATGCACTCACCTTCTTCAAAATGGAGAACGGGTCGGTTACTTGGCGCTTGAAGAGTCTAATCGGCGCACAGCTCTAGGCTTAATGTCCTCTGCCTTAGGCAAATCATTCCACCTTGGAGAACATGAACGATCTGATCTCACCGAAGCATATCAAAAGACTCTTGCTAATTGGAACTTGTTTCTTTTCGACGGCTTTGGTTCTTTTGATCCTGATATCATCTACAACCGAATTGAGTACCTGGCAGCAGGTCTTGATACGAGGATCATCTTTCTAGATCACCTGTCTATTTTGATGAGTGGTCTTGAGGGTGATGAACGTCGAATGATTGACACCACCATGACTCGACTGCGTTCACTTGTTGAACGTACGGGGATTGCAATGTTCCTTGTGTCTCATCTTAAACGTACATCTGGAGATCACAACCATGAAGAGGGAGCACGAGTTACGCTGGGACAATTGCGAGGATCTGCTGCAATTGCACAACTTTCTGATGGAGTTATCGCGCTCGAACGAGATCAGCAGAGTGGAAGCAATGACAATAGTACAACTGTTAGAGTCCTCAAGAATCGCTATTCTGGCGAAACTGGTGTAGCGTGTAACTTGACATACAATCTCGATACCTGTAAATTCAATGAAACTCAACCCGAAGCAGAATTCGACCCCACCACAGATTTCTAAACCCAAGCCACCTACACCCGAGATGGTTGAAAAGGCACAGTTCAAAGATAAGACGTACCGCTGGAACGGTCGCTAATGTTAATCTTCGACATTGAAACTGACGGACTATTAGCTAATGTTTCTACCATCCATTGCATGGTTATTCATGACACGGAAGCCGATCAAACGATGGTGTTCAATGATGAAGGTTCGGCTGATCCAGTGGTACGAGGAGTCGAGTTCCTCGAAGATGCTGATACTGTGTGCGGTCATAACATTATTGGGTACGATCTTCCTGTTCTACGGAAGCTCTATCCATGGTTTGGACGTACTGGTGATTGCCTGGATACTCTTCTGCTCAGCCGTCTATATCACCCGGACCTGATGTCCCTAGACAAAAAGCACAATTGGAAGACCATGCCACTTAAGTTGTATGGTCGTCATAGTCTTGAAGCCTATGGTCATCGTCTTGGTGAATACAAAGGTGAGTTTGGTAAAGACACTGACTGGAAATGCTGGTCAGAAGAAATGCAAAACTATTGTATTCAAGATGTCAACGTTACTGTCAAACTATGGCACCACTTCCACAAGTACCTGATTGGGTAAAATTTGAACACGATGTCTCACGAATCCTCACAGAACAAGAACTACATGGCTGGTACTTTGATGTCCGCGCTGCACGGGAACTTGAGCTTACTCTCGGACGAGAACTTCGAGAAACTGAAGAACTACTTCGCAACAAGTATCCTTTTGTCGCAGGATCAGAGTTCACTCCTAAACGAAATAACCGATCAACTGGCTATGTTGAAGGAGCGACCCTCACCAGACTGAAAGACCTGAACCCGTCCTCTCGCGATCACATTTCATGGATCCTGCAAACATATCATGGCTGGAAGCCGACGAGTCTGACAGCTACTGGGAAGCCTATCATCGACGAACCGATCTTGAAGGAGATCAATACAGAGGTGAGTATGATGTTCCTGCGGATACTGACCCTCAAGAAGATGCTGGGAATGATATCCGAAGGCGACAACGCGTGGCTCAAGCTTGTTACGAAGTCTAATAGAATTCACCACCATTGTAGTGTAGCGACTTCCACTCATCGCTGTGCCCATAGAAACCCCAATCTGGGGCAAGTCCCAAGCGATGAACGATTTAGAAAACTTTTCATACCAAGTCCGAATCAATGCATGGTCGGCGCTGATTTGTCTGGCATTGAGCTTCGTATGCTTGCACACTATCTTGCCAGGTACGACTCGGGTAAATATGCCGACATCCTCCTCAACGGAGACATCCACCAAACAAATGCAGACAAGATAGGAATTACACGCAAACTAGTCAAGACTGTTACGTATGCGTTCCTTTACGGTGCTGGTGACGAAAAGATTGGACATTCCTATGACAAACAACTTTCACAATCATCTGCCAAGCGAAAAGGTAAAGAGATTCGTCAAGCGTATATCGAAGCAATTGACGGACTCGGTGACCTACTACA